GCTCGATCGTGCGCCAGCTGGCGTTTCGCACCAGCCCGGCTTCGATGCCGAAACTCTGCAGCGCCTTGATCTGGCTGGTCGCCTCGGTGGTGTCCCCGTACCTGAGCACCCGACCGAGGTAGGCATCGTCGCCGTTGGGGCCGGTCAGCGTGCCGGGCCGCATGGTCTCCAGCAGCATCGCGCACGAGCTGCTGAAGCACATCCTCAGCGCGTGCTCGGTGGCGCTGTCGCGCTGGCTGAAGTACCTGCACTGCAGCGGGTTGCTCAGCGCTCGGGGCTCAGCCTGCTTGCCGGCTGCCTTCCAGGTCTCGTACCAGCTCGCGTCATCCTTCTTCAGGCTGGCCGGCACCGCCTCCCACAGCTGCTGCGCCGCGGCGCGTTGATGGGGCAGACCCTTCCAGTGCTCGAAGAACGGCGTGATGTCGTTGATCACTGCCGGACCTCAGCCGGTGGATGGCCGAAGTGCACTTGTGTGCCCATGGCCTGCCACACCAACGGGAAGATCACGCCCACTGACACAGCGATGATCATGCCCTGGGCAATGCGCTTCTCAGCCTCGCCCAGCCGTCGAAACGCCTCGGCAATGTCAGTGTGCTTCTGCCCCAGGTTGCTGTGCATCGCATCGAGCTTGCCCTCGATGGTGCCGATGGCACGCAGGATGTCTCCATGCGTGACCTCGTGATCGCCTGGCATGGTCAATTCTGCAACGTGATCGTGCTTGCCGCCACTGAGAACGTGCCGCCGGTGGTGCTCACGTCACCGCCGAAATCGTTGTAAGCCACGATCTCATCGGCGCTGCTGGCGCCACCCCTGCTCTTGTAGTAGACGCAACCACGGGCGGTGATGGTGCTACTGGACCAGCTGACAGATCCGAGGGTGATCACCACCTTGTCGTTGGCTGTGTCCTTGGTGACGGTTACCGCGCAGGTGGTGCCGCCGGTGGTGTAGCCGGTGCCGGTCACCTCGTTGGTCACGTCATCGCGCTTGTCGTGCGTGTCCTTGTTGGGGCTGTAGGTGCTGGTGACCAGCATGGCCTTGAACGTGTCCGAGTCGAAGTCGATCAGACCACGCGCCATGTCGTCCACGGCGGAGTTGTAGACGAGCGAAGCCATACGGTGAACCAGTCGTCAGCCGATTTTAGACCCCGCTGGCAGAGCCGGCTGCCAATGTGAGCGTCAGCGTGCTGCTGGCGCCTGGAGCTTGGCCTGTGCCGCTAGCAGCACCCATCTCATGAGCGACGGTAACGGTCAAAGCCTGAGCTGCAGCTGACCCGATGGCGCTTGCTGCACCGCCAATGATCGAGACGACAACCGACTGGTTCAGAGGCTGTGCCTGCACGATGGTGCCAGCGCCGCCAGATTTGCCGGCCACCATTGCGGCGGCAATCGTCAGAGAAGCGGCTGGCGTCACGAATGCACCGGCGACAAAGGCGATCGTCACGACGAGATCAACGCCAGGCGCCTTGTGATCGGGCCCCTCGGCCGAGCCTGGTGCGAAGGAGACAGCGATCCCGATGGCCATGGCCGGGCCGCCAGCATTGGCCTTGCCGACCACGATCGCAACGGCGATGGCCATGGCAGCACCTAGGACGAAGGTGCCCTCGACGGTCTCCAGTTCCAGTGTGATGTTGACCAGACCACCGGTCAGCTGCTGTTCCTGCGGCGGCGAGCTGTAGCGCCATCGCTTGGTGGCGCTGACGATGTTCGCGTCGCCGTGATTCAGCATCACCTCATCGCTTAGCAGGAATGGCTCAATGCCGCCGAACTGCTCACGCCAGTGATCACGAATCAGCTTCGCCTCGGCTGCGGTCAGGAAGGTGTAACCCAGCTTGAGCACATAACCAATCGACACAGCGCTTTGCAGGAATCGCACCGGTTCGGCAGCAAACATCTGCTGCGTCACCATCGGATAGCGCCCCATGCTGTATGAGCGTGTGGCGGGTTCCAGCGCTGGAAAGGTGGCCATGATTAGGGCGCGGTTGTGATCGAGACGGTGACAGGCCCCAGCTGGGCGCCGGCTGCACCGCCTGGCACAGAGATCAGCTTGACGGTAGCCGTTGCGGTCGGGCCGCAATGGTCTTCAAACTCGGGCGGCTGCGCATAGCGCCAGAGACCAGATGGATCAACGTCCAATGGAGTGAACCCTGAGAATGTCTGAGCTGGCAGGTAGAACGGCACGAACTCGCCAAACTGCTCGCGGTAGTGATCCTCGATTGCTTGCCGATCAGCAGGGCTTAGGCGGATGAAGGTCAGATCAAGCTGACCGGCAAGGGTGATGGACGAATGCCGCACCCGGCTCTGCTGGCCGGACATGGATGTGTAGGCGGTAAAGGGATGACTGCCCGGCGTGAAGGTTCTGGTGCTGGGGGCAAGGGCGGGGAACAGGGCCATGGCTACAGAGGAGTCACGGTGAAATTGCTGATCTTGAGTTGGCTTGTGTTTGCGTCGCCGTCAGTTGAGATGAAAAAGCCGAACTCATCACCAGCGGCAGCAACGAAGCATTGCGCACCTGATTGATTGCCTGTCTGCCCTATAATATAATCATCAAAAGGAGAGTCGGTGTAAGCGGAATAATACAATCCGGGAATGTCGTCAGGCCATCCGTCCGTATCGTCAGATGTAAAGAACTCCCATGTAAAGCAGATATTGCAGGCATAGGGTACAGTGATGAAGAAATAGAACTCTGTTAATCCAGACGTATTATTTGGCGATGTCATGATGACGTAGCTTGGCGCATTGGCAGTGCTGACGGATCCGGGCCCAGGTGGCGATACCGAACTGCCACCCTGTTCGTGCTTGGTGAACCAGTTGCCGGGCGCGAAGTCTCCTTCAAAACCATTGGTAGGTGGCGGCAATTCAGGTTCAGGTTCAGGCGCTGGCTCGGGCTTTTGCTCTGGCGGTTCCTCCGGTGGCGGCTCAGGTATTTCATTGATGACTATGTATGGACTTTCTTCCACTGCAATATCTAACGGCACATCGTCTACGGTTGGATAGATGCCGCCGGAAAAAATGTAGCTAGGAGCAGATGGAGCAGCTATTGTATAAATCTCAATCGGCACGCTTGTATCACTTGCCCTAGATGGACTGGCATCGCAGCTGACGCCCGTGCGGTTGCTGGTCAGCATGATGCCAGTCCCAAAGGTTTCAGCCACTGCTAACGCAATAGGGCTCACGCCTGAACTATTGATCGGGAAATGAACCAGATCCATGCTGACATCACCAGCCGCTGTTTTAGTGATGCGCTCGATTTGATACAGGTAATCCCACAACCCTGATGCGGCAATATCGCTAGAGCGATACAGCTTCAGTCGCACAATGTCGCCCGCCTGCAGGGTTTGCGGAAAGTCGATCGTCCTGCAAGATACGTTGGCTGTGTGTGTTGTATACTTCCGTCGCGCACGAATGTATGCGGCGATCTTCACTGCATGGTTTTCGCGTGTGCAGAATTGCGAAAGGTCATGTTGTTCATACGGCCCTTCCTCTGCTTCGCCAGCCAGGCGTACCTCGCTGGATCGGATGATGCCATGATCATCGTCAAGTTGCTGGCGCCAGATTGCACGCACGGCGAATGGCTTGCGATCGGCTGGCGGCACATAGCTGATCTGCAACTGATCCGGCAGAATGTGATCTTCTGTAAAGGTATAGGCCCATTCAACCGGTGTAGTTTTGATCGTGCCATCGCTGTTGACTGGTAGCACCGGACGTAAACCGCGACGACCCGCAACGCGAGTCTCGGTCAGCAAGAAGTATGGTGCCATGCCTGCAACCATATCGCCAAGGTTTTGACTCTTGGTGATATTTATGTCGCAGTTAAAACCATTGGTGTGCAAAAATTGCGCTGCGCTTGCCAAGCTGCTGTAGTCGATTTGGCTAGCGCCTAGCCTGGCACAGTTAGACAATGACCAATTGTAAAGATCGGCAAAGTTATTGCTGGATCCTGTCACGTTATCCAACAGCCGCGTTACTTCCATTCCGTTTCGGATAAAACAATGTACCTGTCGGTTCCATTGATCGAATCCATTTGGAATCGTGACCTGAAAAGATAGTGTTGACATGCCGGCGTAAACACCGACCGTCCCACAGTAATAAGAAGCGGCAGGTAATTCATATTGCTTTGCTTGAACGTATTTTGTTGGCGGAGAAAAAGTGTTTCCAGGGATGTACCAAGATGAAAGCAGGTCGGGATTACTAGGATTCGTTAGGGTTGCTTCCCTGAAGTTGTAATCCCACATATCTTGCCTCCCTTCCGCTTTGAATGGCCAGTGATTTAGCTGCTCTGGATCATTCACTTGTGTCGAGTTGATCAGAAGGTATTGATCTCGTCTTCTGGCTTGCTGCGTGCTGGAAGCGGATAAAATCATGTCAGGAATATCCTCGGATTTCAAATAAAACAGGCGCGGCGGCGTGCTTCTATCAACAATGAAGTTGCCAGGCATCCACGCGCCAGCCCTGCGGTCATACGTCTGGCTGAAAGATCCAACCCGGCAGGATCGCTGGAAGACATCACGCACCTGGATTGAACCGATACGCCCCTCGCTCAGCACCAGGTGGTAGGACGCCGTGACGGCATTGCTGGCGTCGTTGCTGAAACGTGCCTCAGTGGCACCCGGTGAAATCAAGACGCCCCCCGTGCCGGCGGTCTCATCGCGGCGACAGAACACGATCGGCACCGGCTCGCCGATGGCTGCTGCACGCTGCTTGCTGTCGAGCTGCGTGTCACCCTGCGCTGCACCCTCGGCCAGTGGAGCCCGGACCATGCCGGCCTCCATGGCGAGGGTGGCCAGTGGATCGCTGGAGATCAGCCCGCTCATAGCCTGCAGCCTTTGCCGATCAGGTTACTTGTCAGCGTCCGAGGTGGGATCTGCGCACCCACTGGTGACAGGGTAGAGCCAAGGTCGATCCGCATTGCTCCAAGGGTTGCCACTGCGCGGACGATCTCACCGGTGAAGGTCTCCACCAGGATCTGCTGTTGCTCGCGCCCTGGCGTGAACTGGTAGATGGTCAGCTCCCACAGATGCGACTGGGTGATCGCCAGCTCGATCGCATCCACCACCGCTGGCACAGCTGGCAGCGTGATGGTCACGCCAGATTCGTCGCCTGTCTGACCGGCTGTGATGCCAGACGCATCAAACTGCAGGTAGGACCATGCCGATCCAGCGTGCTGCTGCGTGGTGTGGGCGTAGTACGACTGCCAGCGGTGGAGGGTTGCACCGGCGCTGGTGTAGACCCTGAGGAACTGGCTCTGAGAGACGACCGTCATCGGATGCCCAGGGCAGCGCGGCCGGCAGGGGTGCGGATGCGCTGCAGGGTTGCGGCCTCGGTGGCACGCATCGCCTGCTGCAGGTCAGCCATCGTGACCCAGTTTTGACCCTGCTGCTGCAGCACCGGGCCGGTGGTCACGTTGATGGTGCTGGGGCCAACCACCGACGCGCCGCGGGCGCCGCCGAGGTAGGCCGCGGCAGCGCCTGCCATCTTCGACTCAGGGATGATGTACTCGCGCTCGCCGCCTTCGCCAACCATGGCCAGCGTGGGCCGATCAACAACCCCGCCCTCGGCGAACTGCGGCACAGGAACCTGGCCAATAAATGGTAGATCCGGTCCAGGCAGCCTGTTGAAGTTAGCAATCAAGATATTGACCGCACGAATAGCCGCATTGATTGCACCAATAAAACCAGCAATGAAATTGCGAACCATTTGCTTAAGATTATTGATAATGCCAGACCACAAGCCGCGAATGAACTGTCCAGCCTTCTGCCATGCCTGCGTAAAGAACCCAGCAGCTGCACCCCATACGGTTTGGATGCTGTTGATGTAGGTCTCCCAACCTTTCATAAACACCTTGCCAAACCAAGCCAGGAAATCTCTAATCGGCTTGACGATGTAGTTGGCCCACAGATCAACCCAGAACTTAACATAGACATTCATATACCAATCAGCGATCTTTTGAAAGCCTCCCACCAGGTTCTCCCATACCCAGGTCAGGAAGTTCATGATCGGCTCACGGAATGCGATGAACAACGCCACGATCGCGGCCACCAGCAGCACGGTCAGACCGACAGGGCCAGTCACCACCGCCAGCAGGCCGGGGATCAGCGTGCCGGTGACGAAGGTCAGGATGCCGCCGAGGGCCGCCACGATCCCACTGGTGGCGCCGATGATCGCAGGCAACCAGCCGGCGATCGTGGCAGCAATGCCAGTGCCGGCGAATGCAGCACCCAGGCCGGCGACGGCTGTGCCGATCGTGCCGAGCGCACCAACGACCGTGCCAATGATCGTGGCGATGGCGCCGAAGCTGATCGCGAACAGCGACACCGCGACGATCGTGTTACGGATACCTGGATCCAGCTTGTTGAACCAGTCGACAACAGCCGTGATGCCATCAGCCATCTTGTCCAGCACAGGCAGCAGGACGATTGCGATGTCAGCGCCGAGGGCGCCGACCTTGCCGCCGAGCACCGTCAGCTTGTCGGAGTATTGATCAGCTTTCTCTGCGAAGGCAGTTGTCATCTTCACCTTCATCTTGTCGATCGCTTCGCCGCCAAGATTCAGCATTGGCACCAGTTCAGCGCCAGACTTGCCGAACAACTGCATCGCAAGAGCAGTTTTCTGCGCACCATCAGGCATGCCCTTGAACTTTGTTGCGATGTCAAGCATCACAGCATCAGCGCTGCGCAGCTTGCCGGTTGCATCAGTTGCGCTGACACCAAGGGTTTTCAATGCGTTAGCTGTTGGGCCGGTCCCAGTCTGCGTTGCTTCAAACATTCCCTTGGAAAGTTTGGTGATCGCCTTGGCCACCGTCTCAACATCTGTGCCAGATGTAGACGCTGCCTTCTTGAATCGCGCCAATGCCTCAACGCTCACGCCTGTCTTCTGTGACAGGTTGAACATTTCATTGCCAGCATCGAGCGTCTTCTTGGTCATGGCCACCAGGCCGCCGACGCTGAGCAGTGGTGCCAGCATGCTGAATGATCCGGCCAGGCCGCCCATGCCAGCGGCAGCCGTCAGACCCTTGAGCCCCACGCTGGCTTCAGTGGCCTTCTGCTTGATGCCACCGATCG